CTGAGTTTCGAGGACTACTTCTTTTTCTTTCTCCTTTAGATCACCAGGAAGATCTGGTATTGGTTTCAACACAAAGCGTTGAAAATAATCATCTGGAGCTGCAACCTCGAAATCGTCACCCATTGAGACAAATACATTGATTTCAATATCGTTTGTCACTGTACTATTTGGGGTAGTAAGTTCATTCACGATAAATACACCAATGACACCATTTCCTTTACCTTTAGAAGTGAATCTATTGGTACCATATAATTCTGTGACACTATCCTGTCCCGGTAAATGGTGATCTAGAAAACTCCTCGCTTGTCCATTACCAATCTCGATAGTAAAATCTTGCTCTTCAGCAATATCTACAATTTTAAGATAATTGGTATTGTATTCAGAGAATCCTAAATAATTATTGTCTGCAATAAAGTTGGGGTCATACACAACCTTAATACGTCCCTTATGAAAACTTGAACAAACAATCTGAAACCTAAATTTCATTGATCCTTTCCAATATTGAAATGGCAAAGCTGCCATACAACAAGCTGGAAAATGAAACGAAACTGGAGGTCCAGTGTTTTGAGCCCAAGTACAGGGATCAAGGCGAGCATTCCACAACAAAGTGTCGGGAGCAGTCCCAATATTCCAATTAAAAGTGGTAAGATAAGTTTCTCTCTTAGCAATCTCACGAATATTTAAGGGGTCTGCTGGGCCGATGCCTGAAATCCTAGGATCAATGGTCAGTTCTTGCTTATCGTCAACAGTCAACTTTTGTGCGTTGTCTGGAACGTTGGTTAAAGCCAAAGAACTCACTTGTGTTGGTCTATAGGGTTCCGGTGCCTTGGTGATAGGTGGTCGACAATAACCAAATATTTTTGCCATTGAAGCAACCGCTCCCGCACCGATCTCCGTTGCTGTCGCAAACGGACCGATGTATGGAACGCCTTTCAAATAAGCAGCATATTTCGCTATTGAAGTGGCAGGGCCACTCACAGTACCTTTCGAATTAGCCTCCTCAATTTCACCAGATTGAGGTACTAAAGTATCCTGATCCACGGATGTCAATACACTCATAGAAACATCTTCAGCCCAAGCAAACACTGTTATAGTAACCACATCAGTGGCACCGTTGGCGTGTTTAAGAGGGTTCAAAGTTCTAAAGTATAAAGTTCCCATTTCACTCCACTGCGATTTAATCACCTCAAAATAATTCTGGTAGTTGAACATAGGTAGAGATAACTCGCCACCTGTGGAAGTAGTAGGATTCAGGAAAATGTGCGGCTGCTGACTTGCTTGCACCAGATCCTCACGGATCAGTGCAGCATTTGTCGACAAAGTATCATACACATCGAAGGGTAAGTAATTCACCAGCATTCGACCATATTGAAAACCATTACCATTTATAACTACTTTAATTTTTAAACTTGCTTTGAGTAAACTAAAATTAGTCAAACGATTAGAAACCCTAGGGTTATCGAAGTACAAACTCCAAGGGTTAATATCAAAGTTCAAATTGGTAGTGGTAGTCCATTCTTGTTCCGCGATTTTAATTGGTCGCGAAAAGAAATTTGCTAGTGAAGCATCGTTCGCATCTTGCATCGAACGAGTTGGATCCATTGCAGAATCAACATTATACATATACGGGTCATGTTGGTCCGTAAATTGTACGTTCTCATAAGTGGTGTTAGAGCCAACTTTAAAGATGTTGTTGTCTGCAGTGGTTCCGCTTTGTGTATCTAAGACAGTCTGCGTCTCGCCATCAATGGAAACAGTACTTTTGGGTGGAATTTCAATTCCGTCTAAACACGAAACATGCGTTCCTAATTCCCGCCTGTACTTGTGCCACAATTTGTCGAAACGATTCGGATTTATCTTATACGTTCTCAAATTACACAAAACTTCAAGGATAGTGGGATACATTTCTGATCCCGTTTTAACATTTACGATTTTATTTACATTTATATTTACATTTTTATTGTCAGTAAGCGATATTTACAATCTCAAAGCATTGCTCAGTGCTATGAGTGGAGTAATTTACATTGAAGTGACTAACTTCTCCCCTGAAAAGGGGTATTCCACGAGGGGAATGTCGATATGTACAAAGCCTAATATATATACATAAAACTACACAAACATGTACACACACTGGTATCCATATATACACACCAATTTTGCTTTCCCGTAGGGCCCAGATTGAGAACTGGGTGAGTAGATAAGCTCTACTCCAAGCTTACGAATTCTTCGTCCTCATCAAGTTCCTCACCGAGGTACTTGTGTCTCCAATGATTTACTCTCTTATCATAAGAAACATTGAGGGCAGGGCACAAGTGTTCGATTTCACACTTCTGCGCGACTTGTAAAAGCTTACTCCTTCGATCTTCGAATATGTCACGACCATAGTAGAACCAATCATGCAAAGAACTTTCTATATTCTGAGCACTATGTTCTGGTAAAGTAAGTTCCTTTGAAAGCAAATGACAATGAAGGCGTTTAAAAATAGAATCTTCTGAAAGAAGTCCAACCTTCTGTCCAAGATCCTCATTAAATACGCATTTACGTTTCAAGAAGTCCACATCATCTTCAGTCATGTAATGTGTCGGCGTTGACTCCTTATCAGGCATTGTAAACTTCATATCATGTTCAGCCAACCACTCAGCATATGTAATATGGGTAAATTCCGAACATACTTCTGCAACAGTTCCAATAACGTCGTCTCCATACGTCAAAAATGCACAATTTTCTTTAAAATCCTCATTAGGATAAATTGTGAAGAAACAACACCTCAACAATAAGGAATTGACTATAGAATTGATAATAACTGTAAGGTTTTGTCCTGAGGGATTAGTGCCAAACAACTGTATCAAATCACCATTGTAGGCCATCACCGGATACACAACCTCATGCACAACCATCTTCATTAAATGAATGTCTTCAGGAGTGTAACCATCACATTTTTCTGCAATATCTATCAAAATATCAAAAGCAGCAATTGTGACTTGAGCGGGCATACGTACGTCATACTTACTATAGTCTCCAGCCAAAACACGATCTCTGCCTTTCTTCATAGCGGCTTCCCAAAGCTCCTCCCATTCAGTGCCTTCAGCATTAACACCTACAGCACATTCAAAGAGAATTGGATTCATTTGAATGATTCTTACAATGGGAAGAAAATACATCCTAATTAACAATTGTAGAACTAATGGGGCGCTTTGAAATACTCTAACCTTGTCCTTCGTCAATTTAGTTGCCTCATCCTTTAAACACGATTTCCATATCATGTAGCAGCGTTTTCCACTACGAAGTATAGCAATAATCTTGTCGAATTCATCCCATATTTCAGGAATAAAAGTGCGAGGTTTGCCAACTTCCGGATAATCATCAGGATCTAAATCCACAAGGAGTGGATGCTTTGACCCGGAAAACGGAAAACCAGGTGACGTTGAAAAATTCATTGGATCAATAAACTTCACTCCAGCTAAACCACTAACTGTGGCGACTCGCGACAATGGGCCCACCTCGAAAAGTTCTGGTATACGCTGTTTCAATCCGGTAGATAAATCCTTAATGGATCGAACAGCTTTAGCCAAAACACTTCCAATTGGTAGACTAGGCACAGCAGCATGGACTAGTGTAGCCTGATAAGGAAACTTTCCTTTTCCCTTCATCTTTGGAGGTCCCCATTTCTGAGGAACTCCAAAGACTTCCTCAACAGCCTCAGAAACCATGGTAGGTGTAACATTGCTATGGGGTGTGGCTTTTCCACTCGTCCTTCCGTACACATCAATATAAGCCCCTTCAGTCAGGAAATTCACAGCACTTTTAGGGTGAATTTCAGCGCCCTCAAAAATAGGTCGTCCAAACGTTTCCGTTGGAAAATCACCCATGTGGGGGTCAAGATCACCACTAGAAGCAGAAAGAATTACTCCATCCACTTGTGCTAATTCTGAAATGGCAAAATCTAATTGACCACGTGTCAAAGTACCACATCCACCAAGTTTTCCGCGACCACCTAAATGGAATCCGAGAATCATTGATCCTTTGGAGTTGGAAATAACAGGCGACATACACATACCAGCTTGAGTCTCAATAGGCAAGTCATAATAACTTCCCATAAATATCTTCTCTGTATGCGCGACTCGACTACTACCCTTGAACAACATAGGAATTGCTCGCAATGTAGTGTCCATAATTTCTCGTGTCACCAATTTCGCCGACGTTCTTTTTAGGATATTGCCTTCAGGTAAGAACTTTCGAAAGTCTTTCATTGAACCTCCACTAGTGATAAAACAAAGTGAAAAATCGGTTGTGGGAATGTCCACACGAAAAGCTCTCGAAATTCTATCTCGGAAGAAACTTCCAACCTTATTTGCTCCATTCTTATAACAACGAATGGAGACATCTCTGTCTCCATGTTCATTCAGAAAATGGGTAGGAACAAGCAAGAAATTGGAAGTAATGTAGAATCCCAAAGATGTCTTGTTTTTGTCAGATACAATTCCGACCAAATTTGTCCTCATTAAAGAGGCCAAATTGTCGGCTGTTGTAGTTTTCGCAGGTTCCGACATAGGAAGAGGAACACATTCAGAAACTAACCAAGGATTAACACGGTCATTGCGTTCTTGAACCTCCTCTATGGATTCTGGCTCCAAACCAGTCTGCGTTTCCAACTTCTGATAGCGATATCGCATGGCCGAAAGCACCATAGCGACAGCCCCAAGACCTATAATGGCGTATTTAAACTGCCATTGTTGGGTAAAGGTTTGGACGACATCTTTCAATTCCAAAATCCTATCGCGGATCATAAGTCTATATGTTTGAATGGTGGCACATGTATACCAGTAGGCTAAAAACAGTCCAATCCCATTCCATACAACGGAAACTCGTGGAACACCATAACATAGGACCAGTGTCATAACAAAGATAAAACTGTTCCCAGTAATAAGTGAACGTTTAATATCCTCTCTCCAGAATATCAAACCAAATTTCAAAACTTTGGGATGACAAATCCAGCTCTCTGGCATAAAATCAACACGTTCCCACCATAGACAAATGGCATTTGCGGCTAAGATGGAAGTCGTCACAGCATGCGCATAATGTCTTTGCAATGCTTCTGCACGCCGATGAAAATATCCTCGAGTTCTACCAGAATAGTATTCCCATTCACCTGCATGAGGTTGTAAAGTAGGAGTACTTTCAGGGTCCCACGTCTTACAACGAGAACACCAATCGTGGTTTCCATGTTGGTCGTTATGATAATCGCAATCACAAAACTTCTCACCACAACAAGGGCACTCGTCACCGATGAGAGAAGACTGCTCAACATCCGGAACTCTCCCGTTTGAAGAATCTGGAATAACTCCTTCATCACAAG